TTTTAGCCTTTTTTTTCTTTTTAGTTGGTTTAAAAGCATATGGTGTTAAATAACCACCTGCTCCTCCTGAAGTAGACATTTCTTCTACATCTTCCTCATTCATAGTCATTCTTTTATAATCCTCCGGGTATTCTTTACGTAAATGGGTTCTGATTTTATTTCTAGTTTGTTTTAATTCTTCATAAAATTCTCTAAATTTTTCATCATCTTTTACTTTAGTATAAACACCTTTGGCAGATATAGCAGCATCACTTACATCATCAAATAGCTTATCAAAGTTAGGTAAGTTAGTAACTTTCCATGATACTTTACCACTTTCAGGGTTAACTGCATCTACAGTATATCTAGTGTCACCATCTTTAGAATAACTAACATCACCAACTTTATAATTACCCTGTTGAGCTAAGTTAGGAGCAGCTTCTTTAAGCTTTAATTTGAATCTTGCCATTTGCTGTTTTTATTTCGTTTACTAAATCATAATATTGTAACAAATCAACTAAATTATCACTATTTACTTTATCAGTTTTATTTAATTCAGTTAAAAATTTAGATATTTCTGTTATTTTAACTTGAGTAGCTTTATCTTTTATTAATTTAGCATCAATATTTAAAGTATCCTTTAACTCTGTAATTTTTGTATTATAAAATTTTCTTAATCCGGGAGTTGAATCTACTGAATTAATAAATTCTTTTAATACTTGTTTTTGGTCAGAAGTTAATGTGTTATACTTATCATTAAATCTTTCCAACATTATTTTCTGTGTAAGAATTCTAGTATCCTTATCATATGTTGAATATTCTTCTAATACTAAATCTTTTTGTTCCGTTGATACTTTATCTTTAGTTAAAAACTCAATTAATGTTATTTTATTATTTACTAATTGATTAGTATCTGTATCTTTATCATTACTTACACCTTCTATTAATGTATATAATGCGGCTAATTCTTTATAATCTTTAATTTTTGCTCCAAAAAATGTATTTAAATCATAATGATTTTTAATTTCATTAATTAGATTATACTTTTGACGTTTTAATCCAGATTTATTAAATTTAACTGAGTTATCAAGAGCAGTATTAATAAACATAGTTGCTCTAGATTCATTAATTACTTTAGATTTTAGTATCGATTCATACAATTTGTATTCTCTACCTAATTCAGATTTAACAAAATACTTTTTTAATAAACCAATAGCAGGTGAATCATCACCCTTTAAAGTGTCTGCAGTAATTTGTCTAACCAGTAATTCGAAAAGAATACCTGTATTCTTATACTTTGAATGTTTTATTTTCATCAAAAATATATTTATTTATAAATATTAACCTTTTAGTTGAGATTCATCAAGTAATTTACTATCATCTTGATCTTGTTCAAATACCAACTGTTTTTTGTTCATTTTTCGGAACATTTCCTTATTTTTTAGGAATGTTACCTGGGCACTTTCAGATTCTCTAACACTAAGTCTTCCATCTCCATCATTTTTGTCTGTATCCTTCATACGTTTTACGCCTAATGGATCTTTACCAAAATTGTTAGATTGTTTACCTCTAGTAGTAATTGAATCTACTGGACGACCTAATTTAGGATCATCTTTAGCATATCCGTCTGGTACATTTGCTGGGTCTGATTGTGTTCTACCTAAACCATATAATGATGCTAAATCATGAGGTGTACCATATGATTTACCTGTTGATACAGGGTCATTACCTTCTGCTTTAATTTGTTCTAATCTAAATTTACGTTTAGCATCTTCTCTAGCTAAATCTCTATATTCATCATATTGGTCTTCACTAAAGTGATATATGTTATGATAAATCCAATCAGATGGTACTAAACCTTGTTCTAACATTGTACCCGCTAATTCGGCTTTTGATTTAAGTAATTCAATCCTTTCTTGGTCGTATATAATAGATGGAGTTGTCATTGATAATTCAAAATTAGTCAATGTTTCATCAGTATACCCTTGTGTGTATAAATGTACTAAAGCTATTTTATTTAATTCGGATAGTAATATTCTTTGTATTCTATCAATGGTACGAGCAAATCTAATATCTTCGGCTGCTAATGTAGCTTTACCTTCTATATTTTCATCATATCCTAAGAATGCTTTAGGTATTTTTAATGCTGCGAATAATTTTTCTCTTAAATATTCTACATCAGCAATACCATCATATTGTAATCCAGGTGTTGTTTCAATTTTAGTTGAACTATCATTACCTCTAACTGGAATATAAAAATCTTCTAACATATTTTGCATGTTATATTTTTGATTATATTCACCTGTTTTTTCATCCATAAGTGGAGTACGTTTCATGTTTGAAATAGTTTTTTGCATAAATGCTTCTACTTCATTTGGTGGTATAGCTCCAACATTTACATAAAATACTCTCTTTTCTGGTGCACGAGCAATTCTATGAATTAACATCGCGTCTTCCATTAATGTATATTGTTTAAATAATTTTCTAGCTGGTTCAATATATGCTCTACCATAAGGTAAATAGTTAACTTCACCTACCATTCTAAAATGAGCCATTTCATAATTATCATAAATAATAGCTCCTTTATCATCTGGGCCTGCATCTAATTGTTGTCCTGGTACATTATAATACCCATAAGAACTACCTGCAAATCCATCAGGATTCCATTTAAATTTTACTTCAGCTGGATTTTCTGGGTTGGATCCTTCTATTCTTTCAATATGATAAGCAGTGTAAGGTATTACATTATAAACACCGAATTTTTCTGCTATGTCTAATTTCAAGAAAAAATCACCATATTTACACATTTGTCTAACCCACATCCATAGATTAAACTCTACATTTAATACATCATAAAATAAATTATATAATAATTTTTGTATGTCTTCATTTGAACTTCTAATTTGAAGTACTTCACCCATATCATTTTTTAATGTGCATTCATCAGCTACAATATCTAAAGCAGAAGCAATAATTGCATCCTGATCCATTACATCATATTCTGAATATAATTGTGTTCTTAAATATTGGTAATTTAAATTAAATTGAGCCCCATATAAAGAGGTAGGCATAGTAGAGTATACTCTATTAAACCTATCTATTAATGAATTCGTTTCATATTCTCCACTGGATTGAATATGTCCTGAATCTATTGTTTTTATTTGATTACCTCCTACGTTTCGTATTACTACATCTGTAGAAAATAATCTTCTTAACCTTGAAAATACGCCTTTTTCCGCCATATTAATATATAATTATTGTTATAAATATTAGTCTAATATCCAACTAATATCCTCTTTGCCACCTGGTGTGTCTATTTGGTATGGATTTGGCACTTGACCGCTTCCTCCGCCATAACTTCCCAGGTAGGGAGTTCTATTAACTGACATATTATTTAATGCTTGTTTTGTTAAATCTATTCCTCGTTGTCTAAATTTTAATGCTGTATCTCTAACATACATTGCCATACTAAAAGCCATAACTAAATCATCATTGTATCCTGATTGAGCTTCTGGTCTTCCATTACGCCAAATGAATGTTTTCATTTCTTCTATTAATCTTTTAGATTGTATTGTTACTCCTTTGTCACTAATGTATTCTTGAAATTTACCTATTGTCATAGGTCTTGTTCTGGATGACATAGTAAAACCAGCTACCATTTTTGAATGATCCTGATATTTATCAAAATACGAATTTACATTGGCTTGGTCACTCTTTTGTGAATAGTAAAGATTAGCATATCCTCTATCAATAACAACTTGTATAGTTGCCCAACCAATATTAGCATTTTCTATTACTAACATTGCTTCATTATATTCAGTAGCTAACCCAACTAATAAATGTCCGTATTCTTTTGTACCTAATTGTCCTTTATATTCAGCAACTTGTACATTTGTTTCTGTATCTATAACGTGACATGCAGAATAATCTTTTCCATCTCCTCTGGATACATCAGCTACTACCATGTAATTTCTACTATAATCTGCAGATTCCCAAACCCATAAATTTTGGTCTGTTCCTCTTTTTTCCATAGGATCTTTTACATATGTTTTTTCATAAAAATCTATTAATTCAGGATAAAATACTATATCACCTGAAGTACTAAAATCACAATCACATTCTTGTGCCGCCATTCTAGGATCACCTAATAGTTCATCTTGTTTTTTCCTCCACGTTTCATCTCTTTCAGGGTGTACATACCAAGGTAATTTAATAGGTAAAAAATCATTTTCACCACCTTCAGCTCTTGTCCATGTTTGATGAAACCAATTACCTGTACCATAAGGTGTAGATAACGCAATACAACCACCACCTGTTGCTAGAGTTTGTTGAGCTGAAGCCCAAATTTCTCCAATATTATCAATAAATGCTGCTTCATCAATTAGTAGTAAAGATACTGCTTCTGATCTACCTGCATCACTTGAAGCTGATGTAGCTTTAATTTGTGATCCATTTGATAGTCGAAGATTTAATTTATTATTTTCAGAAGCATCTATTTTAAGCCATGAAGGTAAATTTTCATACATAAATTTTACCTTTGTAACCATGTTTTTAGCTGTTTCTTGCTTTGTTGCAATACATAATATATTTTTATCTTTATGAAAAGTCATCATCCACAATGAATAACCTGCTGATAATGTTGATATACCTAATTGTCTAGATTTTAAGATAATCGAATATGGATTATCGCGCATTAACGTTAGTACTTTTTCTTGGAAAGGGTATAGATTAAATTGTATGCGTCCACGTTGTGGATGCTGTATATAACAATATTTACGCATAAAATGCACGGGATCCTTGGCACATTTTAAATATTCTTGTCTTATTACTTTTTTTAAATCCGCCATATTTATTTTACTAATACTAAAACACCTACTATAGCTATTATCCCTGCTCCAGACATTAATTTTGTTTTAACTTTTTGTTTTTTTAAATCCAGTTGTAATTTAGCAGATAATTCTCTTGATAAAGAGATTTGATCAGATTGAGTATTTAACATACTCTCGAAATTTGTAACTCTTTCATTTAAACTAAATATAACACTATCTTTAATAAAAACTTTACTCTCTAATAAATTTAACTTATTAGATAATAATTTTATTTCTGATTTAGCACCATCACCTGTTATTAGATCCTTAATTACTAGACGTACTATCGGTTTTTTTAATTGGATCTTCGTAGTGTCTATAACGCTCTGTGAAAAACCTTGTAAGCTCATCATCATTAAAAGAATCAACGGAATTAACTTTTTCATTTACTTTATATTTTAATGTGATAATTTTTTTATCTTGTTTATCTATTTCTGTATCTAATTTGACAATTTGTTGGTTTAAAGTATCAATTTTAAATACTAAATTATCATTTATACTGTGTAAAGAATCAACCTTTGATTCTAATGCTGAAATTTTTATACTAAAGTCTTCAACATATTCTTCATCTCCTATTAACACAAAATAGATTAATGCACTACCTAAAAGAAGTATCAATCCATAACTGATAAATCTTTCTCTAGACAACATCTTTTTCTAATTTAGCTACTAAAGACTCTAATTCTTTTTTCTTAGCTGTTTTAGTTTTTAAATCATCTTTAATTTTTTCTTTTTCAACATCATCAGCAGCTGAGTATTTTCTAGCTAGAGATTTCATTTCAGTTTCTAATGCTTTTTTAGCCTTAACTGCTATGTCTAATTTTTTATGTTTTCCTCTAGCTTTGTTAGCTTGTGCTACAGCATCTTTATCATCTATATCATCATCCTCTTCTAAACTATCTAATTCTTTTTTAAGTAATTGAACAGCTGCTGTAGTGTCTTCTACTTCTTCTTTAGATGGAAGTTCTTCTTCTGACAGGGGTGCTTCTTCTTCTGTTTTTGCTACTTTTTCTAATTTAGCTTTTGCTATTTTTAAATCTGCTAATTTTGTTATGCTTTCATTTTCTTCAGCAGAAATATCATTCCACGCTTTTAGAATAAATTGTGCAAATCCTTTAGCATTAGTTATTTTAGCATTTGCTTTTGTTTTAGTTATAGTTGGTAGTTCAATATCTACGTCTGATTCTTTTATACTCCCTAATTCTTTGATAGCATTAATAAGGTCTCTTTTTGCTTCATCTTCACTAACATTTCTGTATTTAGCTATACTTTTAACAGCACGTAATGCAATTCTTTTTTCTTCACTGGAAGCACCTTCGGATAAAGTTTCTATAATATTTTCCTTTATAAACTTATTTAAGTCAGATCTTTTCATTGTATTGTAGTTTTTATTATAAATATGTTAAAGACCTGTTATATTCAATATTTGTTGAATTCGTTCTTCTGTAGATCCTGATATTTTCTCTACTATATTACATTTATGACCATATCTTTTGATAAGAGTTGTAATAGTAAAATCAATTAAATCTCTATAATGCTCATCTGTTTCACGTACTCCATTATCTTCAA